GTGGTTCCGCCTGCCATGTTCTTATCTACGACAAGTACGAGGCCCAATGGGTTGCCGTTCCACGAAGTAGCGGACGACGTACCAAAAGAGTTTTGGCCAATGAGGTTTGGTGCACCCGTGAACGGGAATACCGGTTGGCCGGTTGACGTAGTAAGCATTCCCAATTTTGCCCAAGTTACAGGGCTTACGAAATAATGGGTAGGCAAGTAATTTGAGGTGTTGCTAATTTGAAACGCTGCACCGTAAATTGCGCTTAACCATGCTTCCGGGTCCGTAATGTCTGAAACGGTTTCGGTTTGTGTTACACCGCTTACCATTGTGTCTACTGCGTAATTATCCGTCGCTTGTCCGTATGCGATTGACAATTGTTCAAGGACGATATTTAGCGAATTTGGGTCACTCCAGTCCAAATCTTGTTCGGAGAGGGTCACATATGTACCAAAAGTTAATTTGCTGATATCAGAATTGCTAACAAAAACGGTGGACGGGTCAAGCGCTGTTAGCTGTCCGGTTGGCTGCTGTGTTACAACAGGGCGGGTAGTAATTTTCGGACGACGGAAAGTCGCACCTGCGCTTGGCATTGCTTTTACACCAATTGCCGACACAAAAGGGCGAATAGCGTTAAGCCCATCATATACGCTGCCCACAATAATTTCGGGCAAGATGCCGGGTGTACTCTCAGTATTAATATCCGGTGCTACGCCCGGTGCTGCTTGCACCATTGCGCTTTGGATGTTTGCGTTAAGTTGTGCAAAATCTGAACCGCCGCGCACAAACGAAGCTACGTATTCTGCCGGTGATGGCAAACGCAACTTACGTGCCTGTGCAAAAATCGGCTGTACTGACGAGGCTTCAATTACTGCGGGTGTTTCTACTGGGTTTGACATTTCGGATACTTCCTTTTCTTGGTCCTGTTCACTATTTAACTCTACTTCGTTTTCGTTTTGGTGGATACTTGCCGCTACCCGTTCTACCTTGGCAGCTTCAAACGCCCCGTACGGCAATAGGCTTAACTCTTGCCAGTCGGCAGCGGTAACAATCATGGTGCCGGCTTCGTCATAGCTAAACGCTGTGGGCAAAACACCAACGGAAACGCTATCTAAAACGCCATCTTTTGCTAGCTGTAATGCTTCGTCACCGGCGCGGGTTTCGCTAATCCGGGCCTCAAATAGCACCGTATCGCCCACCAATTCTCTAGCCTCTACTATGCCGATTGGTTGGGTACTGTCATGATAAAGATACATTTTGGGTTTTTTACCCTCTAAAGGCAATGACCCGGGCATAAACCTTACGGACTGCCCATCACTTACCACGGCGTCTACGCCATATTGAATTGCGACGCCCGCAAGGGTGCGACGTGGCAGCGCGTCACCTTTTGCCGCGTCTAAATTTAAATCTTGTGGGGTTAACCTAAGCATTTGCCTGCCTCATTTCTTCCGGTGTTTCCTCTACGTAAACTTCCGTGTTGTATTCGTTCGCTAGATAGCTTTCAATATCAAACATAACACCGGTGCCACGTGGTAGCACGTTATCTGCGCTAAGTGTTTCTTGTATGCAATCAATGTACGGTTTTACGCCAAACGTGTAAAGGTCTCGCGACGCTTCACTAGACGAAACATAACTGTAATTTCCAATACTCACCGAAACGAGGTATGCGGGCACGTTTGCGATTCTGGCGATTTCTTTTGCTTGGTATTCGGCGGCGTCAATCAACAACATTTTGTCGGGCGTTGCGGTGTTAGGTATTACCTCTACGAATTCGTTTACCGCGCACGTTGCTGAATTTAAACGCGCGTTATCGTATGCCGCTGCCATGTCGCTAAGTTCCTGCGGTGACATAGGTTCCCCGCCAACCTGCCTTAAAGTCGTTGCCGGCATGGTTGACAAGCTATTCCTGTTGCGGGCCTGCTCTAGTTTTAACGCTGTATTTACTGACGTATAACCGGTGTAAATTAGGCCCTGTATAGGTGACATGAATTGGATAACGTCTTTATAGTCCATTGGTAAACCGTTAAACAAAATTTGTTTAGATGGTCCAAATCTGACTTGTGACTGTTGGTCCTGCAATGTAATCATGGCGGCAGGTAGGCGCGTAAAGTTCATGGGGTAGCCGTCGGCGCTACGTTCCGTAACGTACCAGTAGGCCGAACCGTAAAATAGCAAGTCGTCAAAAGTCCACGAAAGTATAAAGTTATTTGTTACGCCTTTGTCAATGCGTCGCAACCAACTTCGGGGGGCTTCCGGTACCCGTTCCATTTCGTCGCCGTTCCACATTTCTTTATACATGACAATAGGCAAGCAACCAATAACACTTGCCATAAGGTCACGCGAACGGGAAAGCGTCGGGACCTGCATAAAACGTGCGCGTTGGTCGCCCTCTATGTAGGCATAAAAGTTATTTATTTGTGTTGCACCCGCGTTGCCGCCTGCCGCAGCTTTAACGGTTTTAACCGGTTCCGGTTTGCTAGTAAAAATGCCCATAGTTTTATTGTGTCACAATCTGCGCGTTTATGGTGGCACTAGCCGGCGCCGTGCAATCCCCGACGGAAAGCAAGCCGACTAATGCCAATCAAACTTTAGCGAATACCCGAGACAATTACAGGTTTACCGATAGCTTGCGGGCGTGACGCCAACGCCGCCGCCCAAATCATACAGCGGCAAGCTTCAATGGGTCCGGGGCTACGTAAGCTGCTAATAGAAATACCGTTTTTTTCGCGTATCAATACGGCCCGTTCTACATGGCTATTTAGTAGTTGTTGGTTGTTGTGTGTTATTTTGTTTTCCAAAATTAAGGCACGTACGGCGGTAGTCCATTTTACAAGCTCTTTATAGCCAACGATTACGGTACGTTTTTCGTGTTTTAGTGGCCGTGTGTTTTCTAACGTGGGAACAATTGCTAAACGCAAATTAGGGTTAGAGGCTATTTCGGCGTCAACTTTTTCCCATAGTTCGGTAATGGTTTCAGCAACAAACGCCAAAACAACATGGGTTTTACTACCTGTATTAACAGCGCGCACGGCTGTATAGGTGCTTTCGTCTTGTGCGGTTTCTATGGCTAATACACCGCCCGGCGGCGCCGGTTCTTCGGTTGCCAACGCTTCAAACAAGCCGGGGGCCAACCATGAATTGCTAACCGCCTGCCATAAATTTACGGACGCCCGTAAAAAGGCGCTACGGTTCGGGCCTTGTGCTTCGCCTTGGATTACGTCCAATTCAATTAGCCCGCCCTCTAGCGCAGGGTTAGCGTATTCCCATGCCTCAACGGTCATAGGGTCAAGGCTTGGTGGCGGGCTGTATTCCGCAAAATACAAGTTAGTTTGGTGGCCTGTGTCTATTGCTTTTAGTCCTTGGTCACGCCAACGTAACAGCGCTTTACTTTCCTGTGTGCCCGCTGTACTGACCATAAGGCATAACGGGTTACGGCGCGCACGTTGAGACGGTAACAACCCGTCGTCTATGGCGGCTTCTGATATTTGCCATACTTCGTCGGCGGTGATTAGGTCACAGCTGTAACCGTGACCGGCTGCCGGGGTAGCGGCGCGAATATGCCAAACCGAACCATTAGGCATAGTTAGCTTTTGCCGGCCATATGACCAAGAAACCTCAGCACCAAACTTGGCCTCTAAAATCGGGGCAAGGTAATTAAATTGCGCGGCTGTTAAATCCAGTTTGTGACTTACCGAAATAACGGTTTGAGGTTGGCCGCGTAACTCTGTTTCCTTTGTCAACCAATGCCCAATAAGGGCGCTAGTTAAAAGGCTCTTGCCATTTTGTCTAGCCACGGAAACCACGCCTATACGGTGCAACCATTTACCGTCAACATCAAAAGCCGTAAGCGTTTTCAAAATATGTAGCTGCCAATTCATTAACGGCATACCTAAAACCCGTTCCGCAAATTCAGCTACCTCAGTCACGCGCGATAGTTCACCACTCTGCGTAGTCGTTTCTAATCGGGGTTGATAGCGGCCAGTTCGGGCTAGTTCCCGCAAACCCTTATGGGATATAGGATTAGAAGAG